TATATGGCTGACATCCAACGCACGTTAGGCCAGACAGACGAAGCTGCTTCGGCACTGAAGAATCTATTCGGTGGTGATGCAACCAGGGATTCTCTTTCAAGACTGTGGAATAGGGCAGGAAACCAAATGCCCTTTGATGACTTTATGACACAGCTTATGAAAGAGTCTGACGCAAACAAGATATATGAAATGATGAATCTCCGACTACTACTGCCTGTTGGTCTCGCTGGTGGTGGAGCTATGGGATATGCAAGGTTTATGTCCTAATGAGCGAAATACGGCAGATATTAGTAGATGAAAAGGGCAAGCTCAGTGCATCTCGTACATTGCTTGTAGGGTCTTTAGTCTTTACGGCAGTATTAATCGTATGTGATTCGGCTTTATGGTTCCAGGTAGAAAACGCAGTGTACGCATTATTGGGTACGATATTCACTGGCTTATTGATGTGGGCTGCTGGACCAAGGATCGCTGAGTATCTAGGTCCACAAGTAGGAGCAGTAGCAAAAGGAATCGGATCAGCAATTAGGGAACCACGCAGACCCAAGCTGAAAGACAATGACAGAGGATTTGCAGATGGTGGAGAGAAGTGAATGGGTGGAACTATGCCAAGCCTTTCTAGATGATAATGGCGTAAAGCATTTTTCACCACTTGAAATAGCAGATGTAGGCAGAGAAGCAAATGGCTACTGCCTGGAGGCCCCTGCATTATCCAAACTCAAGAACACACTTCCACTGATACGAATACTTGAATGGCTCAGAGAGTATGACATAACTGCTCCCGTACTTATCAATTCATGGTATCGTGATCGCAATTATAACAGGTCTATTGGAGGCGTGTCTCGCAGTATGCACTTAACACTAGGGGCTTGCGATATAGTAAAGATAGGTTTCACGCCAAGACAGGTTGCATTAGCTTTAGAGATGCACCCACAATCAAGAACTTTCGGCATTGGACGTTATGACAACTTCACTCACCTGGATGTCAGGGGACAGCTTGGGATGACGGCACCAGCACGATGGTAAGGATTACACCGACAACTGTCATGGCTGTCGTAGTCGTGATCCTCTTGGGACTGGCTATGCAGTTTTCCATGAGAGCAAAATATTACAGTGGTATTGCTGATTCCCATTCTGTACAATTAGAACTCCAGGCTGTCGAATTGGATAAAGCTAAAACCATCGCAGATTCGATTCAATTACGGCTGGATTCTTTAGAGTCAGATTATTGGAAAGAATTGAATTACAGGGAGTCTCAGCTTGATTCGTTAGTAAGTGGTAGGGAAGAGGCACGAAGTGCCTTAGAAGCGACTACAGAGACTCTCAGGGCCAGTCTAGCAGACTCAGCACAAGCACAACTAGACGAGGTGGTTGAAGGATACGAATTTCAGCTTGCATCACTCGAAACTTCACTAGAAGTGCAACAGGAAATTTCAGCTTCCCAGGCACTGCGTTCGCAAACTCAGAATACGATGATTGTCAGCCTCCGGAATGTAGTGACAGAATACGAAGATAAAACCAGAGTGCAGCAATTAGAGATCGAAGCTCTGCGAAGTTCTATGACTCCATCGTTTGGACTAAGAATTAAGGCTGACTGGTGGCTGGCTGTCGCAGGGCTAGGAGCAGGATACGTTCTATGGGGAGAGTGAACTATGTCTACAGTAATAGCGATTGCGAGTGATCTGCACTGTGGATCGACTATCGGATTGTGTCCCGATACAGGAATAGAATTAGATGATGGTGGTTGGTATGAATCGTCTGATGCCCAGAAATGGTTATGGGAAGAGTGGGAAAAGCACTGGGACACTGTTAAGAGCTTAGCACGAAGGAACACTCTGCACCTTGTACTGAATGGCGATTTAATTGATGGGGATCATCATTCTACGCCACAGATTGCTAGTCCATTAACAGGCATCCATATCCGAACAGCGATGGAGTGTCTCGGAGTGCCGTTAGCTCTCAAGCCGAAACAGATCCATGTGATGCGTGGAACTCCAGTACACGTTGGCAGATCAGCAGAGTCAGAGGAAGGAATTGCAAGGGCATTATCACAGCAAGGTTGGCCGATAGAACAAGATCCCGATACAGGGATGTACTCTAGCTATAGACGCAGACTCGATATTGGCAATGTCAGACTTTCGATAAGCCATCATGGACGCATGGGCCAAAGAGCGAATACCAGGGGTGGTTATAGCCGTCTGTACGCTTTCGATGTATGGGCTGAAGCTGCCTTGGAAATGTGGCAGGAAATGAAAAGGGGTAATCTTCAAGAGGCATGGGATGAAAAGAGGCCAGCCGATATTGGAATACGATCCCACAATCATCAGTACATGGACAGTGGCTACGATCATCGTGGCGTAACCCGAATGATTAGTACACCGGCGTTTCAGCTTGCTACCGAATGGGTCCACAGAATCGCAGTAGAAAATATGGCAAGTATCGGTATACTTGTGATCATTATTAGTGACGATGGCGAAATCGAAGTAAGACCTTTGCTGTCGAATGTATCCAGAGAAACTCCGATCCAAGGAAAACAATGAGCCACATCACCTCCGAACAGATTATTGAAGAGATCGAAAAGGCGTTTTCTGCTGGGAAGAGGCGAGACGAGGAAAATGTTTACACAATGAAAGAATTGAGAGCATTAATGGGTATGTCCGCCAGTAGCATTTACGCTAGGCTGGATGTGCTGGAATCTGCTGGACGATTAGAATGCACGACAAAAATCGTGCAGACAAGAAATGTTTCCACTGGTGGGCAGCGAGTGTCACGCCCAGTGACGGCCTACAGGATCAAACCATCTGAGCCAGAAGATGATGAGTGAGGACGAGATGATCGCAAAAGCTAAGAGGGCTTACAAGATGGGAAAGCTACGCAATCAGAAGTCTAGGGTAGATGCTAGGAGACATCATTTACTCAAGCTGTCAAAGAGGAGAAAGGTCCATGTACCAGAGCCTTTCATCTCAGCAGAAGAGTTAGTAAGGCTTTATCCAGACCAGTTTAAGCCAATGCCTGGAAGTAATGGCAATAAAGCTCTCTTCGTTGGCGATACGGCTGATGATATTGTCACCGATTACATTGATGGCCGTTACCCCGATATGTCAGCAGACAATAAGGTCACAGTATGGGTCTTGTATGCAAATCAGGTAATCGGAGTCCCAGAAGGTGCTGCGGATGTCCCACATAGGCGTTATAAGAAAAAGCGTTGGGCCACTAGCCGATAGTTTTCAGGGGCCGGTTGGCGTATCTGGGTTGCCAGTCCCATTCATAGAGCAAGCAGTCAACGTAGTCCTTTAGGAGATTTCCTGGCAGCAGATGCTCGTATCCAGTAAATGCTGTCTTCCTACTTCTCATCCTTTTGTCTTTAATCAGGGATGAGTCCTGGTGGGCATTCAGGGTCTCAGTCGTAGCTAACCCTAAGACCTCTAGCTGTGTGTCGGAGTGTTTAGACACTATCACTTGATGGTAATGATTCTCAATCTCAACTGCATGATTCAGTCCTTCGGTTACTGTCTTGACTCCCCACCGAAGGCCAATGGGTTCCAGGTCTGGCTTGGCATAGCGAGAGGACTTCCCAATTTCCCAGTCAATGAATGTACGCTCTAGGAGTTTTTCTACAGCCATCTCTCCTGTGATCCCTGTGAGTGATCGCTTCACTTCACTGCGATTATCTGTCTGATGGTGTCCTTCGGGTGTTTTTGCTAGGGCTTTCCGGTGGGACCAATCTCTAGCTTTTTCAATCTCTTCTGGGGTCAGGGTAATGGTCACTCCCTTTAGGATAACCGAGCTACAAAGGACATGAGGCTCAGATGGCCTCATTGCATGGCTCTTCGGTGGTTTCCCATTCCTCTTACCTTGGGGAGTGACCAAGCACGTTATTTGCCTGTCTCTCTATATGATAGACACCATGCAATAGAGTCTAGGTCAGGGTTGGCTGTCAATGGCAGCCTAGGATCTGGCCTAGACTCATGTATCGGAATCACCATCTCTGCCAGCTCTGTCCTGACTGCCCTCATGGTCATCTGTTGGGATAGGAACATCGCCAACCATATCCCTGCGAACACAGTGAACCAAGTCATTATTTTTTCTAGGTCAATCATTTCCACCTTCCTTCATCTGAGGCTATAAACCAAGACCATACTAGGATTCCTGCTATAAATGCTACTGCCATCATTGTAGACATATTTCCCCTATAGTGAAATGTGCTTGCCAGTCGTAATCACAAATCCTTCTGGTAGCTCATTATTCTCTTTGAGCCACGCTTTGGCCGACTTCTTATCCAGTGCGACAGTATGTCTCTGGAACTGTTCTGGGATATCTTCAGCTTCGCCAGACCATTCAATTTTAGGCTGAGAGTTCTTGAGTCTAACTGATACACGATCAGTATCCACTCTGTCTTGCCCTATAGCATCCATATTAAGAGCCATGTAAGCTCTCAGACGCTTCGCCTTTGCCAACCTACTCCTGCCCCTATTGACTGCCTTAGAAGCCGTCTCTACGATAGCGTTTCCTTCTGCCTCTAGGTTCTGGATGTAGCAAGCTAGGTTCTCCAGTTTTGTCTCTGCTGCAAGGTTTAAGCTGTCTAGCTGTTCTTCAAGCTCGTCAGTTAGCTCACCACCTTGTTCCTCAAGCCTATCAAAGACCTGTCTCAAATCTCCTGTGATCTCCCATAATGCGATTCCTTCACTCATAACTTGTCTCCTCAAATTGAACTTTAACTTCACAGGCGACTTGATCCTCAGTCCAGTCCGGATGTTCTTCCTCTACCGACTCTTTGAGTCCTTCCAGAATCGTAGCGTTGTCTTCAGCATCGCCTTCTGGATAGTCTGGTGGTCCAGACGTTTTCCAGTGATCGTAGCCTCTCCATTCATTACTCATCTACTTCCCCCTCTTTAAGTTCTGGGATAGAATGGTATCCCCCAGTTTCTACGAACTCTAGCCATCCTTCCACCCAGTCAGACTCATCGTAGTCTGTCCACTCTGCACTTCTGTCACGATTTATCTCTGTTAAAATCTCAGCGATAGTCCATTGCTCTGTACTCTTTTTTTCTCCAGTGTCTGGGTCTAGAGTCAAGACTAAGTGGGTAGGCTCTCTCATGCTTCCTCCTCTTGTACTATTTCGTGATCGGACTCTGGTACATCTAACTTTGGCCTTTTGTCTTTCGTCTCCCCAGAGGAAAGGGCGTTCCAGAAGTCTTCCCCTATGGTCACATTGACTGTCGCTACCTCACTCTTGCCGTAGTCTTGGCGATTAAAGCGTTCTGCCATCCATTGGTTCGTCTGTATCTGTAGCTTGCTCACATGGACAGTTTCCGGAGAAGCGTTTTGTGCAATCTCGTATGCTTCTTCTGCTAGAGCATGAGCAATGATCGCCTTGGCTTCCAGCCACAACGCCCACCTAGTAGGGGTTTTGTGCAACCACTTATAAAGCCATCTTTGGGTCACTACAACGCCTCTCTTAGCGATTTGGGCTAACACTCTATTGACAGTCCTTTCCTTGGTATACAACTCGCAGATACGTTCCTCTCCGATTGCGTCCAGTGTTCGGAACTGCTCTCTGATCTTAGGTCTTCCTGCCATTATTCGTCTCCAGTCCTATTCCCAGGCCAAGACGCCAACTCACGACGGTCAGCTTCTGTGATCCTAAGAGTTTTGTAACAAATTCGTATTGGAATTTCTATAGCAGAAGGCCCATGTCGGTTCTTAGCCAAGCAGATCCACGTCTTTAAACCAGAT